ATCATCCCCGGCTATGTGTTCTTCCGCCTCAACGAGCCTGACGAGCAACGCTACATCGACACCTGCGATGGCGTGACGGGGGTGTTGACGATGGGCTTCACTCCGCAGGGCGACCGGAAACTGGCCTGCATCGGCGGGGGATGGGTCGAAGACATCCGAGAGCAGGAGCAGCGGGGAGACTTTGACAGCACCATCGACCGCTCGGTCAGGGCCAAGCCCGGAGACCTAGTGCGCATCGTGGTCGGGTCGTTCTCGGAGCGGCTCGCCGTGATCCTGCGTTCCGCCAACCGGAGGGACTGGAAGGTCGAACTGGTGACAACCGGCACGCCCCTCCCGCCGATCACGGTGAGCAAGGCTGGCGTTGAGGTCGAGGAGGCGGCTTGACACCACCCCTTGCGCCTTCCGCAAATCACCTATACAACATACAGCGGTTGCGGGGGTAACTGACCGCTACCTGCTTCGGGTTTTTCCCCGAACGCGCGCTAGATGGTTGCGCCCCACCTTTCCCCATTCAAATCGCGCCGGTCGTTCCTCCCCGAACATGCGCGTAGGCCCATCGGTTGAGCTGCTCCCTCCGGTTCCTGATGGGCCGCCCCTTACGGCTTAAGGCAGTCCAACCCATCAGGGGGCAGGGCGCCGGAAAGCATCATATCGACGGCTACGGACATTGGCCCGCTAATCCGAGTGGTCCCGCGTTCGTAGTCACGGATCGAGGCCCCTGGATCGCGCCCAGACAGGCGCAAGGCCCGGCCCATCTCGCTCATCTGGAGCGGGCGGCCAAGGCCCCACATGGCGCCCAGGGTGGCGCGGGCGTCACGAAGTTGGTCGGGGGTCATGTTCGCTCTCGTAAGCGCTGATGGCCTCTTCAACGGTGCGAAGCCAGATCCGATAGGGCGTGAAGGGCTCAATAGCGCCGGCAGGGCCAAGGCTTCGGATGTTTCCCGCCGACACCTTTAGCGCCTCCAGCATCTGAAGGGTTGCGGGGCTCATTGGCCCCGCTCGCGAAGTTGGTCGTAGAGGTCGGAGATCATCTGATCCACTTTGACCGAGCCGCAGACTTCCTTGAGGGCTTCAACGGCGGTGTAGCCTTGAGCGACGAGGGCGAGGACTTGGAGGCTGATGGTTTCGGTCTTGGTCATTGGTTTTGTCCTTGGCTGGTGGGGCGCTGCCCCGTTCGATGAGTTCAATCTACAGGGTTTCCCTGTAACGTCAATACCTATTTACAGGGATTGTGCAGGTTTTTTCCGCCTTCCCTACACCCTTCGCCCCGACTACTGACACCCACCGCAGATGCGTAAACACAGCAGCAGATCGCGGGCGAAACCCATGAGGCAGACCATGCCCGTTTTCTGGAAGGCGTGGATCAAGACCGCTGAAGCCATGCTGAAGGTCGGCGGGGTCCGTTAAGGGTCGCCCAAATAACAATTGGCCGAAAATGGGCGATAAGACAGGAAATCCGCGAGGCAGGCCGCCGGGCTCCAAGAGCAAGCGCACCGTAGAGCGTGAGCAGGCCATGAGCGAGGCGGCCAAGACCATCGAGGAGGCGCTAGAGGGTGCTTTCGAGGGTGACGCCCATGCCCTGCTGATGGTGGTCTACAAAGACCCCAGCAAGGAGATGGCGCTTCGCATCGACGCGGCCAAGGCGGCCATTCGCTACGAGAAGCCGGCGCTGTCCACTATCGAGGCCAAGGTTGAGGCAACGGTCGATGCTCTGACCGAGATCAGGCGAACGATTGTCGATCCTCGAAATTGAGACCCCCCGCATCTACCTGCCCTTGCTGCACCCCAGACGCTACAAGGGGGCCAAGGGCGGGCGCGGATCGGGCAAGAGCCACTTCTTCGCCGAGTGCCTGGTTGAGCAGGCCGTAGCGTCTCACATCCGGGCCGCTTGCCTGCGTGAAGTCCAGAACTCGATCAAGGACAGCGTCAAGCAGCTCATCGAGGACAAGATTGACAGGCTCGGCGTGCGCCACCTGTTCAGATCCACCGAGACGGAGATCAAGGGGCCGAACGACAGCCTCTTCATCTTCCGGGGCCTTCAGAACCATACGGTAACCAGCATCAAGTCGCTGGAGGGTTTCAACCGGGCTTGGGTCGAAGAGGCCCAGACGATCAGCCAGAAGTCGCTGAACATCGCCACGCCGACGTTCCGGGCGCCCGGTTCGGAGATGTGGTTCAGTTGGAACCCAGGATCGGCGAACGACCCCATTGAGGCCTTCTTCAACGAGAATGCGGGCGATCCCGACTTCGTTTGCGTGAAGGCCAACTACACCGACAACCCGTGGTTCCCCGAGGAACTGCGGAAAGACATGGAGCGCGACAAGCGCCGCGACTTCGACAAGTACCTCCACGTCTGGGAGGGTGAGTATTCCAAACTGGGCGAGGCCGCTGTCTTCCGCAACTGGAAGGTCGAGGCGTTCAACACCCACCCGGAGGCGGTCTTCAGGTTCGGGGCCGACTGGGGCTTCTCGATAGACCCCACGGTCCTGATCCGCGCCTACATCATCGGGCGCACGCTGTACGTTGACCAAGAGGCCTACAAGGTCGGCTGCGAGATCGACGCCACGCCGGCACTCTTCGACACCATCGAGGGCAGCCGCAAGTTCACCATTCGCGCTGACAGCGCCAGGCCGGAAACGGTCAGCTTCATGCAGCGCAAGGGCTTCAAGATCATCCCCGCTGTAAAAGGCCCGGGGAGCGTGGAAGACGGTATCGAGTTCCTCAAGAGCTACGACATCGTCGTGCATCCCCGCTGCAAGCACACCATCGACGAGCTGACCCACTACAGCTTCAAGACCGACAAGCAGACTGACGAGATCCTCCCCATCCTGGAGGACAAGAACAACCACGTGATCGACGCCCTGCGCTACGCCTGTGAGGGCCTACGCCGCGCGGTCAAGCAGACGCCAGAAACCCCTTCCAAGAACCCCAGCGACCTTTGGGGTCGTCCCAAGCAGCAGGAGACTTCATGGAAGGTGGCGTAACTCCTGCCGACACCGAAGGCCCGAAGGCCCCGGAGATCGCCGAACTGCGGGCGATGTACCGTGACGCGATGGACCTGACCGAGTTCGCCCGTCGCCAGGCTGAAATCGACGACGACTACTACAACGGCAACCAGCTCACCCGCGAAGAGAAGGCCGAACTTGCCAAGCGCGGTCAGCCTGACATCGTGATCAACCGCGTCCGCCCCGCTGTGAACGGGACCTTGGGTGTTCTGAAGCAGGGCGCCACCGACCCTCGCGCCTATCCCCGGACCCCGAAGGACGAGGACAGCGCCGACGTTGCGTCCAAGGTTCTCCAGTTCATCGCGGATCGTAACCGCTTCGATGACCTGAAGATCAGCGTGGCGCGGGACTACCTTATCCGTGGCACGTGCGCGGCGATTGTGGAGGCCGACGAAGACCTCCAGATCACCATGCAGGAGATCGCTTCTGAGGAGTTCTTTGCCGATCCTCGGTCGCGTCGGGAAGACTTCTCAGACGCTCGCTACATGGGCGTCGCGAAGTGGCAGTACGCCGACGACGTGGTCGCGATGTACCCCGACGCCAAGCGGGACGTTGAAGGCTCGCTGACCGACAGCGGCGCTCTGATCGACGATCTCAACCGGGACCGCCCGCAGGACGCTTCCTCGACTGTGTCATGGGTGGACAAGAAGAAACGCCGGGTGATGGTGGTGGAGATGTACCACCGCGAGGGCTCGGAGGGGCGCCGTTGCGTGTTCCATTCGGGTGGGACGCTGGCTTACGGCGTTTCCCCCTACGTTGACGACAAGAAGCGGCCCTGCAACCCCATCGTGGCGCAGTCCTGCTACATCGACCGCGACAACAACCGCTATGGCATCGTGCGCGACATGCGCGGGCCGCAGGACGAGATCAACAAGCGCCGTTCCAAGCTGCTCCACCTGATCAACGCCAGCCAGATCCAGGCGGTTGATCCCTCGGCTGTGGAAGTGGACAGCGGCACCGCCCGAAAGGAGGCGGCTCGCCCTGACGGTGTGATCCCCTACGGTTGGCAGAAAGTCCCGACCACGGACATGGCCGCCGGCCAGGCTAACCTCTTGGTCGAGGCCAAGATGGAGATCGAGCGCATCGGCCCCAACCCGGCTGTGCTGGGTCGTGAGGGCGAGAACGCTTCGGGCCGGGCTAACTTGGTCAGGCAACAGGCTGGCTTGACGGAACAGGCCATCGTCTACGGCGGCGTCGAGATTTGGGAACTCCGCGTCTACGAGCAGATGTGGAACCGGGCTCGCCAGTTCTGGACGGCGCCGCAGTACGTGCGCGTCACCGACGACGAGGGCGCTCCGCAGTTCGTGGGCATCAACCAGCCCAAGGGCCAGCCCATGCAGGACCCGAACACCGGGGAGCTGGTGGAGGGTCCGCCGATCATCGACCCGAACACCGGGGCGTCAGTCTTGGGCTACAACAACAGCCTCGCCGAGATGGATGTAGACATCATCCTCGACACCACGCCGAACACGGCCAATGTCGCGCAAGAGCAGTTCGCCGTCATGGCAGAGCTTGCCAAGGTCTACGGTCCCCAGGCGGTTCCCTTTGAACTGATGGTCAGCCTCTCCAGCCTCCCCGGTAAGCGGGAGATCATGGACAAGATGAAGTCCAAGGCTGACGAGAGCGGGCAGGCCCAGCAACAGGTCGTCCAGCTTCAGCAGCAGATGGTCGAGCTTGA